CACCGATGTTGATAGTGCTGTAGAAAATATAGATACTTGGGCTCATGCTTCTTACAGAGGAGCAAAATATTATATTAGTGCAAACAATTCATCAAAAACTGAATTACAAAATATAGAATGTTCAGTTGTTCACAACGGAACAACCGCCTTTATTGCAACATACAACGACGCATACACTGGTAATAATCCTTTAGTGTCATTGACAGCAGATATTAGTGGAAATGACGTAAGACTACGTGCAACAGGAAATGAACCAAATACTGCTGTTAAGTTATACAGAATTTTATTAAGTGATTCAGAATCAGATACATCTGGTGACAATACAAAAGTTGTTGGGGCAGTAACAGTATCATCATCTGCAACAGCAATAGACACTTTTTCAAGTGACTCATACACAGGTTCTCATTATGTTGTAGTTGGTTACAACTCTAGTGAGTCTGGTACACCGGCATCGGTTTCAGAAGTATTTGTAGTACACAACGGAACAACTGCTTACGTAAGTTCAGGACCGATTGTATCATCAAAAGGTACAGACCAATTAACATTTACAGCGGCATTATCAGGTACAACAGTTACACTATCCGCGGCTAGTACAAGTGGTGGATCAACAACTGTTAATGCTTTTAGAACACATATAAAAAGAGAAGCGGCAGGTGCCTCAACATCAATACAAGTTTTAACAAGTAATGATCAAGCAATCACAGGTACAAAAACATTCTCAAGTCCTATTGTATTAACAGTAGGAAGTGATCCATCAACTGTGGCAAACAATGCTCACATATATGCTAAAGATGATTCAGCAAGTGCTGAAGTATATGTAAGAGACGAAGCAGGTAACGTTACAAAACTTTCACCGCACAATAAACAAGGTGAATGGGAATACTTCTCAAGAAATACTATAACAGGTAAAACTGTTAGAGTTAATATGGAAGAAATGATTAAAGATATTGAAAAACTAACAGGTAAAAAATACATTAAGGAAGAATAATGCCAAAACGATATAGTTTAATGAAAGTAGAAGATGACGATACTGAAGGTAAAACAGTAACGGATACAGATGCTGACTTTCACAAAAAGCAAATATTTCATAAAGTACAAATTAAAAATCGTTCTACTAGTGAAAATGCATTATTACTTTCTACAATAGACGATGGATCAGCAAGTGGTCCTTTACTTACATTAGAAAGATTTTCCGACAGTCCAGAAAAAAGTGATATATTAGGAAAAATACAATTTAAAGGTAAAAATACTGCAGGTGATATGATGCGTTATGCAAGTATTGATAGTAAAATTAGAAAAGCAGATGGTGATGATTCTGCTTTACAGTTTACTGTAAGAACTGGTGGACAACACAAAACAATGTTGATAGTACAAAACGATGGAGTAATTGTTCATGTAGATAAACCTTTAACGTTACAAGCACAAGGTTATAAAAAAACTAGATTGTTTGGTACCAATGCAACTGCAAGAAGAGATATATATTTTCCTGATCAAGCTGGTACTGTAATGGTTAACGAATCAGGTAAAGTTATGGCAACTGACTTGCCTACAAGTGATCCAAGTAATGCTGGACAACTTTGGAATGACTCTGGTACAGTAAAAATTAGTGCTGGTTAAACAATTAAATCTAAAATAGTTTGTAACTTACCTTTAATAGCTTTATTATTAACAGTATTTTTTAATCCTGCGTGTAAATTTTTAGGCCAACACTCAAACGCAGTCCAACAATAACCTGAATGTTCTGCATTTAATTTTGGTATAAATTCTGCTTCAACAGCAATAAGATATGTATGAAAGAAAAACTTTTGATCATTTGATGTAAACAATTCTAAAGGAATTACTTTTTTAAATTTTGGTGTATCACCCACTTCTTCTTGTATTTCTCTTTTTAATCCTTCAAATGCAGATTCGGTAAAACGTGATTGTCCGCCAACTAATCCCCACAATCCACGTGTTTTAGCATCAGTTCTTTGTACAAATAAAAAACGTTTTGTTACTGTGCAATAAAATAAGGCACCAGAACAAATTATATTTTCTTTCATATATTAGTATAACAATTTATTATGATTTTATCAAGGAGTTGTTGCGTCTGAACTAGCATCGTAACTAGTTGCACCACCATCTAATACAATTGACCAATTACCAGCAGTATAAATTCCTTCATATGATTTAACCCATTCAGTACCATTAAATCTATACTGTATTCCTGTGTGTGTATTTGTAACATAATGTTGTGTAGAATCTGGATGTGATGCATCAAATACTTTTAACCATTTACTTTGAGAAGTATTATATTCAATTATATCTCCTACACTTGCAATTAATGTTCCCCAAGTTGAACTTTGTACTGTTGCTGTAGAATCACCTATTTGATCTATAATTAAATATCTATCACCATTTGATGGTGTTACAGGAGCAAAAGTTGTAGGATTAATAATTTTTAAAACTGCTGTTAACGTATTAGCAGGAATAGTATCTTGATCAATATTATATAATAAAAATGTATCATCTAAAGTACTAGTTGCAATGGTTCCGATAATTTCTTTTCCTGTTGGTTGCATTAATCTTATTTGTGATGTATCGTTTCTTACTTTACCGTATTGATCTAAAAGAATTTTCCAGTTAACTGGTGGACCGAAAGTTTCAAAAGGATCAAAATTACTTGGTGCATTGGCTCCTGTATAATATCCATCTCCGCCCGATGTAACATTTACACCAGTTGTTCCTAATAATCTTAATTGATTTCCTGTAACTAATAAGCCAAAGTTATTTGGTGTAATATAACTTCTTGTTAACAATGTTCCATCAATTAATCCTGATGTAATTCCACCATCGTCATCATATATGCTCATTATAATTTTTTGTATAACACCCAATTTTGATACTTTAACAGGTGGTGATAACCATATTGGCATAGAAAAAGTTAATGTTGCAATATCAATTTCTGTATCTGCACCAATTGGAATTGTTCTTGAACTAAATGTTGTTCCTGTTAGTTCAACATAACTTAGACTAGTCCAATCAATATAATTGTCTGTTTTTTGTATTTCAAAATCAGGATTAAACAAATATAAAATTTGTTCCATTATTTGTAATTTTTGATCTGTATTTGTTGTCCAAATATCTGCTGTAACTTCTAATCTAAAAGGAGAAGGCATGACTTTTTCTACAGTATATCCTGCTCCTAATTTATTACTATAAGTTCCGTCGTCGAGAACATCACGTTCTTTTAAATGATGTTTTTCAATATGATAAGGATTTTGCATTCTTTCTCTATCATAATTTAATTCTCTAACATATGCGGCAATTCTTGGAGCATATTGTAATGCGTTTTCACTGTTATTTCTAATAATGTTTGCAACTTGTCTTGTTGGGTCTCCATAAACAACTGGAACTGCTCTTAAAGTTACAGTATCATCTTTACCCTTTCCTGTTTCCACAGAAAAGTTACTCAAAATTCTTATAAATTGAGTTAAAAATTTTCTAATTTGCCCGTCGTAAAAATGTAACATTAATTGTCAGCCTTTGGTTTTAATGCATTTGATAATGATTGTCTTTGATCTACTGTTAAACCATTAATATTAGTTGTACCTGATGCATTAACAAATTTAGTTTTCCAATTTTCTTTTGAATCAGTGTTACTCATAGTTATTCTAACTGAATCTTCCATCTTAACCCATCTGGTTCCATCAAAACGGAACAATCTATTTGGTAGATAATCTGTTCTTAAGAAATAATCACCACTATCAACATTAGAAGTAGGAAATGATATACCAAATCCTGCTGGATGACCGTTTGGTGCAACACCATCTCCATCTAAATAGAATCCATAATGAGAAGATGCTGGTGTATCTATTACTGCATTTATTGGTTTATCTGAACTTATTCTATCTGTTGAATTAACATTATCCGTTCTAATATTTCCTCTTTCATCAATTGGAGCAACATAATATTGTTTATAATTAAATCCTGACTTCGGTGCATCTAACTCTGCCTGTGCAACAACTTGATCATTAATAGTTTTTTCTCTATTATATGTACTCATGTAATTTGCTACAGAACCAGTTGTAGTTGCATCACCAATAATATCTCTAAATTCTTGTGCGTCAACTAGTGTTTTCAGCTTCAATCTTAACAAGTGTGGCCACCAAGTTGCTGAGAATCCCTCTGCCGCCCTGTTTACATCTTCAATAACATAATATCTTTTAAGTGCAATTGGTATACTTTCATCTAAAGAATAATCTTCTTTCATATGTGGAAACTCAATTACATCTCCCGACATGGGTTTTCTACCTAATCTTTCAACAACATCGTTCATGTGTACAGTTAAAAATATTGTATCATTTTGTAAAAACATACCAAATTGTGATAGATTAAAATCAATATCTTGTACATTGTATATTCCTCTTATAATATAAACATCTGGAGAGTATTTTCTATCCCTATTCTCTAAAAATAATAAATCTTGTATAGTTCTTTCATTTAAACTATCACCAGAATACTGTGGTTGTGTAGGTGATGCTTCGCCATCTTTTTGTGTAGTACCTTGATCATAAGGTCCTAAATATTTGTGAAAATGTAGATCAGTTCCACCTACAGTAAACATCTCTTTAATGTTACGATCAAAGAACTTATAGTCGTTGCCTTTCTCTGGCTTAAAAATGGATAATCTTGGCATATTATCTATATTTATAGATAGTAAAAGAACTATAAATATGTGTATGTCAGAACTTCAAACAGGTCAACAAGAAATATTTGATTACGTAAAAACCAATCTAGGTGAAGGTATGATAGATGTTGAATTAGACCCAAAACACTATCAAACAGCACTAGAAAGAGCAGTTAACAGATACAGACAGCGTTCTTCAAATGCTGTGGAAGAATCTTATGCTTTTTTAGAATTACAAGAAAATCAAAATTCATATATTTTACCTGATGAGGTTATTAATGTAAGAAAATTATTTAGAAGAACCGTAGGATCACGTACTGCAGGCGGCGAAGGTGGTACATTATTTGAACCGTTCAATTTAGCATACACAAACACATACTTGTTAAGAGCAGGAGCAACAGGTGGATTAGCCACGTATTTTGCTTTTGCTTCTTATCAAGAATTAATAGGTAAAATGTTTGGATCATTTATACAATTTCATTTTGATGTAGCAACTAAAAAACTTACAATATCACAAAGACCAAGAGCAGATAAAGAAACTGTTTTAATGCATACTGACAACTTTAGACCTGATATTACTTTGTTCAAGGACATTTATGCAAAACCATGGGTTAGAGATTATGCTCTTGCAGTATCTAAAACTATGTTAGGTGAAGCAAGAGGTAAATTTAATACTATTGCTGGACCACAAGGTGGCACAACTTTAAATGGTGCTGAACTTAAACAGCAAGGTCTTGCCGAAATGGAAAAATTAGATCAAGAAATTGGCGATTTTGCAGAAGGCGGAACACCACATAGTTTTGTTATTGGTTAATTCATAAACTTATCATTTTAAATACGAGTATCATGGAAAATTCTCGATATAGAACATATAAAGATTGTACAATAGACGAACTAGAGGATATTGTAAATGATCTTGAAAATATGTCTATTAATGCCTTAAAAAGTAAAAAATTAAACATACGCAAAACTATTTTAAGTTCTGTTATTGAAGCAAAAAAAGAGATTGAAAAACGCTTAAAAAAATAGTATAATCAATTAATGTTAATAGGATTAGTAGGACTAATAAGTTCTGGCAAAGATACTGTTGCAGAACGATTGGTAACACACCATGGATATAAACGAGACAGCTTTGCAAAAAGTTTAAAAGATGCTGTTAGTTCAATGTTTAATTGGGATAGAGAAATGCTAGAAGGTAACACACCAGAAAGCAGAAAATGGCGAGAACAACCTGATAAATTTTGGAGTGAAAAAATGGGTAAAGAAATTACTCCACGTTGGGTATTACAATACTTTGGTACTGAAGTTATGCGTCAAGGTATGTATGATGCTATATGGGTTGACTCTGTTATTGGAAGATATAAAGGTGAAAAAACTGTTATCTCTGATACAAGATTCCAAAATGAAATTAAAACAATTAAAGCACATGGTGGTGTAATTGTACTTGTAAAAAGAAATTACATTATGCCTACTAGAGAAGAAATGCAAAAACAAGGTATACATCAATCTGAATGGGATTGGATAGGTGCTGATTTTGATTATACTATTGACAATACAAACGGTTTTGAAGTATTAAATGCTAATACAGATCAGTTTATTGATCAGCTACAAGATCGCCAATCTTCCAACCAAGACGTCTAATACTAGTTAAACGTTGACAATTAGCACATACGGTTTTTAAATTAGCATTATTTGTATTCCTTAAATTTCCATCTACAAAAAGCACATCTAGTTGCAACTGATTCTGTGCTTTAAAACCACACAATTCACATTTAAATTTTTTACGATACCCTGATCGTTGTAAAGCAGTAACTCCACCTACTTTCTTCTTTGTTCTTTTACGATTACAAGTATCACACAACCTACGCCAATAAATTTTGTCTCCTTTTTTATAAGCATAAGCTCTAGGTTTGGACTTACATTCAACACACAATGGTCTAATCTGTATCATATAACCTATTTACGTCGCCTATATAGGCACCAAAATTTAGCAATTAATATCGTAAAAACCAAATGATTGAATAAATAGTTCTAGTATACGTATAAATTGCAAGGAGAATACGAAACATGGCTTTAACATCACCAGGAGTAGAAGTAAGTGTAATAAACGAAAGTTTTTATGTACCATCAGATGCAGGTACTACACCACTTTTTATAGTAGCATCATCACAAAATAAAGCACCAGGATCAGGTTCAGGTATAGCATCAGGAACAACAACTGCTAATGCTAATACTGCTTACTTGATTTCATCACAAAGAGAATTAACAGAGACTTTTGGAGATCCAAAATTTTATACAGACGTTTCAGGAAACTCATTACACGGCTATGAGTTAAATGAATATGGATTACAAGCGGCTTACAGTTTCTTAGGTATTGCTAATAGAGCATATGTACTAAGAACAAACATAGACACTTCTGAATTAATCGGTAGTGCATCTTCTCCAACAGCAGATCCATCAGATGGAACATACTGGTTTGACCTTGCATCAAGCTCTTATGGATTATTTGAATGGTCACAAACAGATCAAAAATTTACAGCAAAAACACCAACGTTGATTACATCAGTTTCCGACCTAGTAGGTAACAGTTCAACAGGTGCACCTAAAACATCAGTAGGTTCACAAGGTGACTATGCTATTAACACAACTCATGTCAGTAACAAAATTTACAAAAAATCATCAGGCAATGCTTGGGTACGATTAGGGTCAAGTGCTTGGCACTTAACACTACCAGTTAAAACAGTTGCATCAGGTACAACTGTTGTAAGTGGACAAACTATGCAAATTAACGGTACTGCGGTAACACCAGGTGGAACAGCATTATCAGATGTTGCAACAGCAATAAACATTTCAAGTGATGGTGGCGATGGCGCGGCTTTGGCTGGCATTACTGCATCAGTTCATGCAACAACAGGTAACTTAGAAATTTTCCATAACGGTTTAGGATTTGGAGATTCAACAGCAGGATATGTATCAATTAGATTTGAAGAAGGTAATGGAGTATTAGCTTCTTTAGGAATTACAGCAGGTACATATAAAGGTATTAAATTTTTACAAGACAAACATACTAACAGACCAACTTGGAAAACTGCAGATGAAAACAGACCTAACGGTTCTGTTTGGCATAAAACAACATCAGCAAACAGTGGATCAAACATTGTTGCAAAACTTTACAGTACATCAAGTGGAGCTTTTGCAAGTGTAGATGCACCATTATATGCAACAAATCATTCAGCAATTTACAACGTAGATCCAACAACTGGTGGAACTGGTATTACAGTAGGTACATTATATACACAATATAATATTACTGAACAAACAGTTGATGGACAAAGTGATAATACACCAAACGTTGGTGACTTACAATTAATGAGATATGAAGGTGGAATAACAACAATTTCATCTAAAACAACATCTCCAAGTACAACAGCGGCAGAAACATTTACAGTTAGAGAATCATTAAAAAATCAAGAAGCATTAGATACTGCTAAAACAGTTACTATGGTTTCTGGAGATGGTTCAACACTAGGTGATGCAGATGACTTTATAACAGCATTTGCGGCGGCTGGCTTTACTAACTTAACAGCATCAAAAATTACATCAGGAGCATACACAGGTGCAATTGAAATTAAACACAACTTAGGTGGTGAGTTTAGAATGAATAATTTAAGTGGTACACCATTAGATGATGTAGGTTTTGGTACAGCTACAGCACATGCTTACGGTGGATACACAGCAAATTCAACAACACTAATTGACAACTTATATGTTACTCCAACAGGTGACTCGGAAGATTCAACTGTAGGTAATGAAGTAATGGCTAGTAACTGGAAAAGATTAAGTTACACAGCAAGTTCAAGTGCACCAACTAATGAACCAATAGATGGTACATTATGGTATGACACTTCAATTGACGTAGCAGATATTTTAGAACACAACGGAACAACTTGGCAAGGTTATGTAAATGTTAACGCAACTACATCTCCAAAAGGTCCACAGTTTTCAGCAACAGCACCAACTACACAATGTGATGGTACTCCGCTTGTTAGCAAAGACTTATGGGTTGATACAACTGACTTGGAAAACTATCCAAAACTTTACAAATATAACACTTCAGCAACATTAAGTTCAACTAACACAGCTAATCAAGTTGCAGTTACAACAACTGGTGCGGCTTGGGAATTAGTTGACAAAACAGATCAAACAACAGAAGATGGTGTTTTATTTGCAGATGCTAGATGGCATACGTCAACTGAAAAAGGCGCTGACGATAGCACACAGGCTGGTACAGCAAGTTCAATTGTAGATTTATTAAGTGATAACTTCTTAGATCCAGATGCACCAGATCCTGTAAACTACCCACAAGGTATGTTGTTATGGAACACTAGACGTTCTGGTTACAATATTAAAGAATACAAAAACAGTTATATTACAGCAACAAAATATCCAAGTTCAGGATCAAGTGGATTAGGTAACATTAGATACAGCAACGAAGCAGTTGCAGGTTACTATCCAGACAGATGGGTTACTAAATCAGGTAACAATGCTGATGGTTCAGGAACTTTTGGAAGAAAAGCACAAAGAAAATCTGTTGTACAACAATTAAAATCTGAGATAGATACTAACCAAGCAATAAGAGAAGATCAAAGAGGCTTTAACATAATTGCTTGTCCTGGATATCCAGAAGCTATTGCTAATATGATCAATTTAAATACTGACAGAAATAATACAGCATTTGTAATTGGTGATTCACCATTTAGATTGGCTGGTACGGCAACAGAAATTCAAGATTGGGCAAACAATGCGGCGGCGGCGGCAGATAACGGTGAAGACGGATTAGTAAGTGCAAGTGATTACTTGGCAGTATTTTATCCATCAGGACAAACAACTGACAATTCAGGCACTACAATTGTTATTCCACCAAGTCACATGATGCTAAGAACACTAGCAAATAGTGACAATGTTTCGTATCCATGGTTTGCGCCAGCAGGTACAAGACGTGGTGTTGTGGACAACGCAACAGCAGTTGGTTATATCGATTCAAGTGAAGGTGAATTTAAAACAATATCTGTAACAGAGTCGGTGAGAGATACTATGCATACAGTCAAGATTAATCCAATTACTTTCTTCTCAGGAGCAGGAATTGTTAACTTTGGTAACTTAACTAAAGTATCAGGAGCTTCGGCATTAGATAGAATCAATGTTTCAAGACTAGCAGTCTACTTAAGAACACAATTAGATGCAGTTGCTAAACCGTTTATATTCGAACCAAACGATGAATTAACAAGAAACGAAATTAAACAAGCAATTGAATCATTCTGTTTAGAACTAGTTGGACAAAGAGCATTGTACGACTTCTTAGTAGTTTGTGATGATACAAACAACACACCTACTAGAATAGACAGAAACGAACTGTATGTAGATATAGCGATTGAACCAGTTAAATCAGTTGAATTTATTTACATACCATTAAGAATTAAAAACACAGGAGAAATCTCAAAACTAGGGAACTAATTTTTAGATAAATAGGAGAGAAAACATATGGCAATATCAACATTATCAAAATTTACAGTACCTTTAGCAAACGATCAAAGTTCGGGATCACAAGGCTTGTTGATGCCAAAACTACAATATCGTTTTAGAGCGATCTTAGAAAATTTTGGAGTATCAACACCAAGATCAGAATTAACAAAACAAGTAATGGATATTACAAGACCAAATTTAACATTTGATCAAGTAACATTAGATGTATATAACTCAAGAGTATATGTTGCAGGTAAACATACTTGGGAACCAATTACAATTACCTTAAGAGATGACGTTAACAACGCAGTTACTAAACTGGTTGGTGAACAGATTCAAAAACAATTTGACTTCTTTGAACAAGCAAGTGCGGCATCAGGTATTGATTACAAATTTGTTGCAAGAATTGAAATGCTTGACGGTGGTAACGGAGCAAGTGCACCAAATGTATTAGAAACATTTGAATTATATGGTGCATATGTTGAAAACGTTAACTACAACACACTAGCATACAACACATCAGAACCTTCGACTATCACGTTATCAGTAAGATACGATAACTGCATACAAACACCACAGGGTACAGGAATTGGTACAGCAGTAGCAAGAACTATTGGTACATTAAGTACAGGCGGCGGTTAATCAAATTTAGAGTAGCAATTATAATACACAAAAAGCGTCTTTATAGGCGCTTTTTTTGTGGCTATAAATAACAGTATGCCAAAGATTAATGATTACTTAAAAGGGTTCCAAAATAGTCTTCCAGGAATGAAAGATTACCGACATGCATCACGATTGTATATAGATGACAATTATAAATTGATGCCAAAACAGAAGTTTCTGTTTCACGTTGTAATTCAAACAGATGAAACTTTGGTCTTTAACGGCTTTAATCCCCATGAACGTACTGACCTTAATATGCTTGTTAAGTCTTGTGACTTACCTAAGTATAACATGAACATTGAAGAAAAATTTCAGTACAATAAAAAAATGTATTGTGCTACACGTGTTCAATACGACCCTGTAAACATTACTTTCCACGATGATCATGCTGATACTGTAAATGCATTTTGGAAAAAATATTATGAATATCATATAGCAGATTCCGTAAATCTAGGAACGGACGAGACTATTATTAATAATACTAAAGATGATTATTATGATAGTAATAACACGACTAATAAATGGGGAATGGATACTCCTTTGCAAAGAAGAAAACCGTATCTTCAAAAAATTATAATTTTTGTTTTACATAAACAGAGATTTACTTCTATGCAATTAGTCAATCCTAAAATTGCTTCTTTTTCTCATGATAATTTAGATGCGGCAGATGGTACAGGAATTATGTCAAATACAATGCAAGTGATGTATGAAACAGTTTTATATGAAAGCGGAACAATAAAAGGTGAGATGAATGGTACTGGTTTTGCAACAATACATTACGATCATGAACCATCTCCATTGACTGTATTAGGGGGTGGAACAAATAGTATTTTTGGACCAGGAGGTGTTGTTGACGGCATAGGATCAGTAATGAAAAATTGGAAAACTAATCCGTTAGGTGCAATATTGGCGGCATCAAACACATACAACAATGCTAAAAAAATGAGAAAAAAAGATGTTAAAGCAGAATTAAAAGGTCTTGCTAAAAAAGGTATTTTAGATGTTGGTAAACAAGCAGGTACAATTACAAATCCAGTTGGAGCATTTGCAGTAGGAGCGGCTGTGGCCGGTGGTGTTGCAATAGCAACTGCTAAAGGTATTGTTGATAATAAAAACAGAGCAAATAGTACTGTCATAACAAATCCTAACATCAA